GAGATTTTCAAAAAGGAAATAGACGATGGCAAACGATGGTGAAATTAAGGTACAGGTCACAGCATCTACTGCCCCCTTCGATAAAGCCCTAAAAAATTCAAAAAAAGAAGCTGAGAAGTTCGACAAAGAGGTAGACAAAGTCACCTCCGGTAGTGTCAAAGCCCTTGAAGGCGAGACCAAGAAAGCTGCCGAAGGCGTAAAAGGGTTAGGCGAAAGTGTGAAGAAAACCACTAGACCTATAAAAGCCCTAGGCGATGAAACAAAAAAAGCTCAAACCGGTGTCAAAGGGTTCTCAGACGACGCTAAAAAAGCTGTTCCTGCTGTTAAAGCACTCTCCGATGAAACCAAGAAGGCGCGTGATAGCGCCAAAGCGTTCACAGAAGAAGTCAAAAAAACAACCCCGGCTGTAGATAAATTCTCAAAGGACACTGAGAGGGCAGGCAAAAGGGGCGCAAAGAAGTTCAAGGAAGAAACCAAGAAGGCTGGCGATGAGGCCACCAAGCTTGGTAGAAAGACGAAAAAAGCAACTCCTCCCATTAAGAAGTTTCAAAGCGCGTTAAAACAAGCTGCTGAATCTTCAGCCCTGCTTACGGGTCCCCTAGGCGGCATAGCCTCACGCTTAAGCATACTATCTCGGGTATCCTCAGTATCCGGTGCTGCTGTGCTTGGGTTCTCTGTCGCTCTAGGGGCCGTAACACTAGGCCTAGCCAAAGCTATAAGCGAGTCTGAAAAGTTTGAGACTTCTGGTTTTCGAATACAGGCAGTTTTAAAAGCAACCGGAATGTCTGCTGGCTTCACAGCACAACAAATAAGAGAGTTATCAAGAGAGACCGCTTTAAACACCTTAGCATCAACTGAGGGGGTAGAGGCTGCGGCCGCTAAACTTTTGACGTTCAGAACGGTTCAAGGTGACGTATTTAAAGAAGCCATACGTCTTTCTCAGGATCTAGCAGAAATAGGTTTTGGTTCTGTTGAGGCGGGGGCCGTAGGCTTAGGTAAGGCCTTGCAAGATCCAGCCACAGGATTAACACTCCTTACAAGACAAGGCGCTTTAACTAAGGCGCAGCAGAGAAAGATAGGTGCAGAATTTGAGCGGACAGGAAACTTAGCACAAGCACAAGCTGCCATACTAAAGGCTCTAGATGAGCAGGTTGGCGGTGCCGGCGTAGCGGCTGCCAAGGGCCTGGCTGGTGCATACGATAGCCTAAGTCAAGCAGTCAGCGAGTTTCTCCAAAGCGTCGGTGATAGCGGTCCACTTGAGATTTGGACAGATGCAATGGTCATGATGACCAAAGCCATCAACAATCAAAGGGCAGCTTTTTTTAAGACACCACAAGATAATCTTCAGGGGCTATTAGCAGATCGTATTGCCCTAGAAAAGGAGCTAGTAGCGGTCTTAGAAAGACAGCAGCGCTTTTCATTCGGAGGCAGGGGTGAAAAGCTTGTAGTTAAAAACATTGAGGACAAGATCTCTGGTATTAATAAAGAAATAAGGGCAATCCAGAATAAGCGTGTTGAGGAGATCAAGGCTACAGACGTTGCTAGGAAGGCCGCTATTGCCGCGAAAGAGTTAGCAGAGGCAGAAGCAAAAGCCGCTAAAATATTCGAAGCACAAGAAAAGGAACGGAAACGCTTAGCGAAATTAAGGTTGACTACTGTTCGAACTATCGAAGAGGAGGTAGCAGCTCTTGAGCAATTATCCCTTGTCTATATAGATTCAGCTCTTACCGCTAATGAGTTCGCAAGGGCAGAAGCGAAAGTAGCGGCGTTCTCTAAACTTAGCTTTGATGCTGCTAGCGCTGAAGGCCTGGCCGTAGACGCATTAATAGAGAAAAAAATGCGTCTTACTCAAGCACTCGCTGAAGAACGGGCGGCTAGGGAGAGCACTAAAAATAACGCGGCTGCATTAAGTGCCATTAACGTTGAGATCGAGAGCACAAGAACGCTAACAAACGCTATCGGAAAATCTGCTGAAGAGTTTAGGGAAGCCCGGGTGGTGAGCAAGGCGTATCGGCTTGAGCAAGAATTGATTGCCAGCGCCCTTACAAAGCAGGAAGCGCTAAGTAAAACGCAAGTCACCAGCATACAACAGCAAGCACGGGCTATGGCAGAGGCAACAGTTCAGCTAGAGGACTTTCAAGAAGTACAAGACAAGATGTTTACTGCTGAGGAAGAGGCGGCTTCCTCTCGTTTAGAATTCCAGGAGCAAATGGCAGCAGGTTTTACTAACCTGATTTTTGAGGCCGATAGTGTAGAAGACGCGATGAAGCGGATGATCCTTAGCATTTCGCGTGCAATTGTAGAAGCAAACATACTCAACAGTATTAAGTTCCTCTCAGGTGGCGCAACCTCACCCGGCGGCGGCGGTCCAGGTGGTGGGATTTTTTCAGCCCTATTTAGTTCTCTAATAGGAGGCGGGGGTGGGGGTGGCGGAGGTTTCGGCGCTGGAGACATTGGCAGCTCAGGTGGAACCGGTGCTGCCGATTCTTTGGGTTTGTTTAGCGGAGGGTCGCCGCTCGCAGCAGTAAAGATGCATACCGGTGGGATTGTTGGAAGCAGTGGACAGACCGTCAACTCAGCACCTTCTACCTTTATCTCGGCACCTAGGTTCCATAACGGGTTGAGACCTGATGAGTTTCCGGCGATACTGCAAAAAGGTGAAGAGGTAACGCCAAAAGATAAGGTCGGCAATGAGCGAGGGAGAAGCCGCGGTGATGTAATTTTTAATGTGGTAACACCAGACGCTGACTCATTTAGGGCGTCAAAAAGGCAGTTCTCAAGACAACTAAAAGCAGATACGGCTAATACATGACTAGATTCGTAGATCAATACATTCCGGATTCTGTTCCTGGATTCCCTTGCATATCGTCTCCGCGCTGGTCCACAGATCTACAGCAAGTAGATTCAGGAGCCGAAAGGGCAAACCAACGTTGGGAGCATCCACTCCACACGTTTAACCTCCCAGACGCTATAAGAACGCATGATACTTTTGAAGGTATCCACGATCATTGGATGGCAATGCGTGGCCCAGCTTATACATTCCCCTTTAAGGATCCTTTAGATTTTGCTAGTACGCCTCTGGTCTCACCCAACATTGCTCCTACCCTAAGCAGAACAGATCAAACGCTGGGTACCGGCGATGGCTCAACTATCCTTTTCCAGCTTGTGAAAGCGTATGCTAGAGGGGCTCAGAGCTATTCTCGAAACATATACCACCCCGTGGTATCAACTGTCCTTATAGGGCTGGACGGGGTTGATCCTCTAACAGTGTCGCCTACTATGGGGTATAGCGTAGATAGATTAACCGGGATTGTTACTTTCGACACCCCACCCAGCCCGGGTGTAGTTGTAAGCGCCGGGTTTTTGTATGACGTCCAAGTACGCTTTGACTCGGATGATGCTTTTGACGGAATAGTAAAAACTTTTGGAATTACAGGGTTTGCCGACATAGAGCTAACAGAAGTACGCCCCTGTAGTTAATTTGGAGAATTGAGATGACGTTATTATTCTGCGACGGTTTCGACCACTACGGGACAGATGTAACCAACATGGAAGCCGGTGCTTGGGGCGAAGTCGATGCGGGCGCTACTAAGTTTGAGGTTTCTACAGAAAACCCAAGGACGGGTACTCACTCTTTACGTAGGGACAATTTATTACAGACAGAAAACGTCGCTCGAAGAGTTCTTGGAGGAGCAAAAACTACTGTAGGCCTAGGTTTCGCCTTTGATATTGATCAACTACCTTCTGTCAATGACACCTACTGCCTTTGTGACTTCAGAGACACCGCTAATGCTGTTAATTTAAGTGTTATTGTTCAGTCCACCGGTATTATTGATATTTTTAAGGGGGCAAGGACAGGAACCTCAATCGTTGACTCTGTTACCCCCGTAGTCTTAACAGGCTCCTATCAGCATATCGAGATCCTAGTAACTTTCGATAATACTAATGGCGCTGTAGAGGTAAGGCTTAATGGTGTAACAGTCATAGCGGCCACCTCCCTTGATACAGTAGCGACTAGTAATTCAGAATGTAGTCAGATTGCACTCCTCGGTGGGAATAACTCTGGTTCAGCAGGCGCGTTTAACGTGACTACTTTCTTCGACGATGTTTATTGCTACGATGATTCTGGCTCCTTTAATAACACTTTTCTCGGTGATAGACGTGTGTTTACCCTATTTCCTGAAGCAGACACCTCACAAGCTGATTGGAGTGTAAGTACAGGCGGCAACGGTTTCGACACCATAAACGAAGCCGACCCAAATGACGATACTGATTATATTTTTGCCAATCCGGGCATTTCTCCTAACCCTGTATCAGAATTTGAAATGGAGGATCTAGCAGTCGGCGTCTCTTCTATCTCCGCAGTAGTCTTAGTTAATCGCATGAGAAAAACGGATGCCGGCACCGCCTTCGTTCAACCTAGCCTGGTATCGGCAGCAACAGAGGAACAGGGTGTAGATCAAGCGTTATCTGAAAGCTATACTTACTATCATGACGTTGTAGAGGCAGATCCGGATACGGCAGCAGCTTTTACCAGGACCGCAGTAAATGCAGCCAAGTTAAAACTTGATAGGACAACTTAACTATGTCAATCGATTTTCTAGATGGCTTTGACCTTTACTTAAACATTACCGGGGCAGAGCAACAATGGGGTAAAGTAGGGGCACCTGTTGTTGTTACTAATCTTGGGCGTTTCGCAGGAGGCACCGTTAAGTGTGCCGACGGAGACGACCATATCTACTATACAGATGCCGCTAATAACGACTATGCCACCTTTGGTTGTGCTTTTAAAAGTGACCTAGGGGCAGCAGTAAGAGTGCTCGCCTGGAAGGACAATGTGGGCATTACACCAGGTGACATTAACGCTTCCGTTCAGGTCAACGCTGACGGGTCATTGACCATAGAGGGTGATAGCGGTGCCGATAAGGGGAGCACCGCTTCTGGCGTAATAGTGGCAGATACTTGGTATTACATTGAATTAAAAGTTCATCGTGCTGCTTCAGGTAGCGCGGAGGTTTTTGTTAATGGTGTGTCTGAACTAAGCGTATCCTCTCAAGATTTTCTAGAGGGATCGGTTAATAGTTACTTCGCTTTCGGTTCTGTAGGGAGCAGTGATGGGGCCATCACCTTCATAGATGACGCTTACGTAGCTACTGATGCCTCAGCCCTCCCGACTGAGTTAGGAGATGTTAGAATCTCTACCCTCCTCCCTAACAATGATACGGGGGTAAGTGACTGGACGCCAAGTGCAGCCGGTTCTCCTGAAAACGCTTTTGATCTTATCAATGATAATATAGGGACTAACGGGGATGGCGATACTAGTTACATCAGTGAAACCACTATAAACAACAAGTCAGAGTTTGAGATGGAGGACTTAGCAGAGTCGCCTACCTCAATCCATGCCGTTGCTGTATCAACTCGAGCTTCTAAGACTGACGCTGGTTCTATAGGGTACACCTCATATGTTGAAAGCGCGGGGACTGAGGGAGCAGGGACTGAAATAGCACCTTCTGAAAGCTCGTATAATATAAGCACTGATGTTTTTGAAAATGACCCCGACACAGCAGCAGCTTGGCTTGAGGCGGCAGTCAACGCAATAAAGGTAGGAGTAGAGGTCACGAGCTAATGGCCGTAAGGGTAACACAAACCGCAGTCCAAGTTTTATACAGTCCGCCTAGGTCTACAGCAAAGATTACACAAACTGCTGGGCAAATTTTATACGGACCACCTAGGCCTAGCGTAAAAATAACACAGTCAGCTATTCTGGTACTTCATGATGATACCACAGCTGTACCTATTGACGCTGAGAACGCTGGATCGGTAAGGAGCACTAGCAACGCTTTTCTATCCCTAGAGCAACTAACTGTTGATGCAAGGGTGACCCAAGGCGTATTTCTGGCTCTCAGTGGTCCGCCAGTGCTCGACGCGGCAGACACCAGAAACACGCAATCAGTATTTTTAGTTTTAACGGAGGAATTAGTGAGCGCAAGAACAACCCAATCAGCTTTGTTAGCGCTGGCTGACTCTGTCCCCTGCATAACCAAGTGGGCCCAGACGTGGACGATAACTAGAACAGACGCCCAAGTTTTTGCCTTTACTTCACTTGATAGCGATATCATGTTCAGAGGAGTTAGCCATAAAGCATGCGACTCTTTATCAGCCACAGCTACTGAGATGTCTGCTGCTTTAGCATCAACTGGGAACATGGAACTAGAGGGGCTTATTTCTGATAGCTCAATTACTGCACTTGATCTATACCGAGGGCTGTTTGATGGGGCTACAGTCGAGGTATGGGTAGTTCCATGGGAGAACACAGAGGGTGAAATCCCTTTTAGGTTATTAGCCGGGACTATCGGTAATGTTGAGCAAAAGCTAAATTCTTTTACTGCTGAAATAATAACACCCGCGGCAATTATGCAGCAGAGGCCCCTCCTAGAGGTGTATACCCCATCCTGTAGGTTTAAATTAGGGGATTCTAGGTGCACAATTGACTTATCTACGCTAGAGCTAACCGGATCAGTTACGGCATTACTCGCCTTTACCGGGCCAAATGCTGCCGCAAGGAGAGTGTTTGTTGACTCAGCTAGAACGGAGGTAGCGCGCTTTTATGAGAATGGCGAGCTAACTTGGACTTCCGGTGATAATATAGGCCTCACCTCTGAGATAAAAGATTTTGATGGCACGAGCTTTGTATTGTGGGCACCTGTAAAAAATGCCATTGTTATAGGGGACGCCTATACTATTAGGCCAGGTTGTGATAAGAGCACTACAGCTTGTACCTCTAAATTTAGTAATTTTATAAACTTTGGCGGATTTCCTCATGTCCCAGGTGATGATAGATTATTCCAAACTCCGGATGCGAAGTAACATCCTAAGGATAGGTAAGGAGTGGGTTAATACCCCGTACCAGCATCAAGCCATGCTAAAAGGGGTAGGTGCAGATTGTGTAGGCCTAGTAGCAGGGGTAGGCATAGAAGCAGGGGTTCTAACGTTAAGCAAACGCGAAAAGAAAATCTACTCAGGATACGGAAGGCTACCTAATCCTAACATGATGAGAAAAATGCTAGAAAGGTTCCTTCTTCCATGTAATGAGGAACTGGTAGGCGATATAGCATGGATTCAGTGGCGGCAGGATTTACCCATGCACCTAGCATTGCTTAGCCAGTTCGAAGAAAGAAGAACGCTTCTTCATGGGATAAGCGCTGCCGGTAAGGTGGTAGAGCACTCATTAACCCCGCAATGGGAAGAAAGAATAGTCAGTTTCTGGCGCTTTCCGGGATTAGGATAATATGGCTACTGTAGTTTTGCAGACAATTGGTTATGCCTTCGGCGGCCCTATAGGGGGTGCGATAGGTGCAGTTGTAGGTGGTTTAATCGATCAAGAGTTATTCGGGCCGGATGATCAAGATGGTCCACGATTAGAAGACCTAGGTATAACAACCTCATCTTATGGAAAGGGTATCCCTTTAATCTATGGACCCGGAAATAGGGTTTCTGGTAACGTAATTTGGGCAACAGATTTAATAGAATCATCAAGAGAAGAAGGTGGGAAAGGCGGTGGGCCCACGCTCACAACGTACAGCTATAAAGTATCCGTTGCTGTAGGCCTTGCCGGGCGACAAATGAACGGTACACTAGGAATTAAGCGAATTTGGGCCAATAAAAAGGTTATCTACGATATAGCCGCAGATACAGAGGCAGGCTTTTCGCCAGACCATGAGGCCCCAGCAGTAGATCCTGTTAACGGTCAAATAGTAGAAAGGAGTTACATAGACCCCAATACAGGAACCAACCAGTTTAGGGGGTCTCATTTTATTTTTGAAGATTTAAGATTTTACCCAGGTTCAAGTGTTCAGATCCCAGATCCAGTAATTGAGAGTTTTGAAGGTGTAGGTAATGTACCCTCATATCGGCATCATGCATACGCAATCTTAACTGACCTTCAGCTTGCTGATTTTGGAAATAGGATACCTACCTTCGAATTTGAGTTACAGGCAGACGATAGCATAACCGTAGGAGATATCTTACTTGATCTTACGGCTAGGGCGGGGCTTACGAATGTCTCAGTCCAAGGGCTAACCGACTCTGTTAGAGGCTACGCTTTAGCCAGGCAGACATCTATAACTATGGGTGTTTTAGCATTAGAAATTAATTTTGGTTTTGATTCTACTGAGCAACATGGACAAATTCGCTTTATTAAGCGTTCTCTCGGTATGAAGGGAACTATAGAGCTTGAGGACATGAACGCTAGAGTTCCCTTCTCATCTAGTAAAGAGCTGAGCCCAATAACTTATAAAAATAAAACTGAAATAGTTATGCCTGATATTGTATCCATAACCTTTAAAGACCCGGCTATGGATTATCAGATTAACACTCAGACGGCATTTAGGCGTACTGGTAGCGCAATTAATAAAGTCTCTCAGGATATCCCGCTTGTTATGAGCGAAGATGAGGCTAGGCGGTTAGCTGATAAATTATTGTGGGGTGCCTGGGCCCATAAGCTTGGAGTGAGGTATAGAGTTGACGATAGGTGGGCTAGGATAAGCCCAGCTGACATTTTAGGTATCCCAGCATACGGCGAGACATTACCCATGCGAGTTATACGGATAACTCGCGGAAATAATGGAATCATAGAAATGGAGGCATCTTATGATGATCCAGAGATTAATAATTCTTTAGCCTTAGGTGTAGCCGGACCCGTGAGCTCAGGTACAGTGACATTACCCGGTGAGACTCTTTTTGTTCCGATGGACGCTCCCTTGCTCAGAGATGAGGACCTAGAGGACGGGCTCTACTGGGCGGCTACGGCTGCATCCTCCGGGTGGCGTGGAGCATCAATTAAACGTTCTAGCGATGCTGGATTAACCTTTACCACAATAAGTGATGTAGCTGTAAGAAATCCGCTTGGGCTGGTAACTGGCGTCCTTTCTGCTGGTCCTAGCTCAGTTTTTGACAAGACTACTACATTAACCGTAACCCTTACCTCATCAACCAATACTTTAGAGAGTCTGAGTGAATTATTAGTGCTCAACGGTAACAACGCTGCTTGGGTCGGCCCTATAACCGGAGGGGCAGGAGAGGTAATCCAATTCACTACTGCTACCCTGATAGCTGAGAATACCTATGAGCTGACAACTTTATTAAGGGGTCGCCTAGGGACTGAGCATGCTATCGCTACTCACGTAGCTGGAGAGTATTTTGTTCTTCTTCAGGGAGGCACCTTGGGGTCAAGCTCGTTTGGAGTAGGAGATTGGGACAAAGCACGGATATACAAACCAGTCTCGCTCCTTACAGACGAGTTACAAGCGGTTGAGCAGACTTTTACCAATACAGGTATCCGCTCAAAACCTCTTTCACCAAGTCGTGTAAAAGGTGCGAGGAATGGCAGTAATGACCTGACTGTAACTTGGCTAAGACGGTCGAGAAAAAGGCAGCTTGGATTCGGTAACGGTAGCCCACCGCTAGGTGAGGCTGTTGAGCAGTACGAGGTGGACATTATGAGTGGAGCAACCGTTGTTCGGACGATAGAAGTAACGAGTGAAACAGCGAGCTACACCGCAGCTGAACAAACCACAGACGGACTTACCCCAGGTGATAACGTAGACGTAAAAGTCTATCAAATTTCAGAAACAAGAGGCCGCGGTTATGCGGAGGAAGCTACAATATGAGCACAGTTACTAGCGGGGTTTTAGGAATTCCATTTGTTTCATCACAGCAGAGCCAACCAGAGGTAACGCACAATGAGGCAATAATCCTTTTACAAATGGCAGTTGCCGGTGGTGCCATCACCGTAGGCGATAACGCACCTCCGGGAGCTCCCAGTGAGGGTGATGTTTACGTGGTTGGGCCATCACCTACCGGACTATGGGCAGGTAGGGCTAATTGCATAACAGGGTACTTCCTCTCACAATGGAATTTCCTACCAGACGTTGACTCATCAGGAACAGTCATTCCAATGGGTGCCGATCAAGAGGGTCTATTTATCTGGTCTCTTTTTGATAATAGTCTTTTCGTTTGGTCAGATCAAGGTGTGAGCCCGGGTGTGCTTACCTGGTCCGCTATGACTATGGCGACAACTCCGGCAATCAATTTTGGTCAGTTGTGCATATCTGACAACGCGGCGACCATAGCTCTAAGTATAGCAAGCGACAGTACATTAGCTACGCCTGCCGACTATGCACAGATTACCGGAATTTGGGATGCTGTACCGCATGGCGAGCAAAACGGTATGACACAGCAAACCAATAGTGTTACCGTAGGAGCTGACGGAATCTACAAAATAGAGATCTGGACTAACGTTACTTTCTCAGTAACCAATACTGTTGTTGGTGTTATGTTCGGAGTTGACGGTGTAGTTACCGGTTCTAGGAAAATCGCTAGAAAAGTAGGAACTGCTGGTGATCACGGAAATATGGGCGGGTACGAGATAAGGTCTCTAGCAGCAGGTGCGGTTATATCGGCTCATGCTGCTGCTGATAAAAATGGAAACGTTACTTTTGGAGATGCCGTTTTGTTGGTGACTGAGTTAAAACGTACTGTCTAATTAATGTTATAAAGTTTCCGCTCACTATTAGTTAGTTCGGATAAATCCTTTACATGACCCCAGTCTGGCCCGATCTCACCGTCCGCTTTTATAGGGACGTTAACCTTTACCGCTGTCTCTAGGATATGGTTCATCTCAGCAAAGGCTTTCGTTTTGCCACCTTCATCAGAAAAATCTAGTTCGTCATGAACGGTTAAACGTGGGATTCCTGTCTCATCAAAAACGCCGTCCTCGTAACACTTAAGCATAGCTATTTTCATTAAGTCAGCAGCTGACCCCTGTAACCGCCTGTTGAGCGCTTTATGGGTTCCCGCCCTTTTTATATTTCCGCCATACTGGAGAGCAGCTTGATCGTATGGGATGGGTACAGATTTGTTATTCCAACCTGATTTTTCCCATAGGTCAAAGCGAGACTTTCTATTGGTTATTGTGGTTATAACGCCTGTCCTTTGAGCTTCTGCTATGCTCGCCTCCATTGTTGGTTTGACAAAAGGGACACCCTCAAAGTATGCTTTCATTAGCGCTTTGGCTTTCTTTCTTGTCATTCCCAAGGTAGAGGCAAGGGTAGCATCCCCCATCCCGTAGATTAAACCAAAATTTATGTTCTTTATAGGTTTGCGTTCTATAAAGACCCCTGTTTTTTCTTTGACCAACGCTTGAGCGTAGACGTGATAGTCAGTGTCCGGGTTTCTAGCAAAGTATCCCCTTATCTCTCTGCCTGCTAAGCCTACTGAAAAGTGGATCAAGAGCCTATACTCTATCTGACTGTAATCGTACTTCCTTATACCTACGTGTCCTATGTCTGGGACAAATATTCCTCTAATTAATGGTGCTAGCTCGTCATCCCTTGCAGGGATATTCTGTAGGTTAGGTGTTGAGGAGCTGAAGCGTCCGGACCGCGTTCCGCCTGAATCGCCCCTAAGCTGATGGAACTGCCCATGGACCATTCCGTTAACGTGTGAGTTTAGGATATACGACTCAATAAACGTGCCTCTTAACTTGCTGCACTTTTTAATTTCGCGTATTAGGTCGGCGACGGGATGTTCAACGCTCTCAACAAATGCTTTAGTGAAGCTTGGTTGCCCGTTAGGGTGCGTAGTTGACGGCTTTGTCCTCCCATAGGGTAGGCCTATTGCGTCGAAGGCCTTAGAGAGGCTGTCACTAGCATTTACGTTTACCTCAAAACCGACTAAACGTTTTAATTCTGCTGTATATCTCTCCTCTCTTTTTAATAGGTCAGCTTGAATAATCTCTGCCTTATCGAGGTCTACCCTTATACCCGCAAAGCGCATCTTAAGCATCAAGCGGATTAAGCCACACTCCATATGGAATACCGCAAGAAGGCCCTCCCCTTCGAGGTGCCTATAGAGGATAGGCATTAAACGTAGGGGTAGGTCGGCATCGGCCTCAGCATAGGGCCCTGCAAGGCACGGGGGAGTTCTATACATATGCTTTCTTTGCCCCTCATTAGGTTTTCCGCCGAACCAATTACATAGCCATTCGTAAAGCAAGTTCGATTCCTTGCCTTCTTCCAGATATTTTATTCCAAGAATGTCTAGGCTGACCCTTGCAGACTCATCTAGGAGCGCTTCTGCAAATTGGACATCCAGTAGCCTACCCTCAACTTTTATCCCTTCATGCTGGAGCCATCCGATATCATAAGTTATATTGGCCCCTATCTTATCTTGCTTAGGATCGCTTAGGGTATGCTGGAGCCAGCGCATAACTGCGGCCCTATCAAGGTTATGCTCTGGCATAGTTTCGTGCTTAAAAGGGAAGTACCATTTTGCCGTGCTCCCGTCTGGATGAAGTGCAGCGATTGATACCCCTATGATATGCCCTACACCACGCGCCCACCCGGGCCCCTTAGACTTTAGCTCCGGATCAAAAGTCTCAGTGTCTAGGGCGAGTACTACGGCATTGTCCAGATTAGGGAAGGAGGTCGGAGGAAGCCACCCAGTCTCAGGGATTGAGGGCATAGGTCCCTCAACACGCTCACCCCGTTTAGACGATTGGATGTCCTCCCAGAATAGCCCTATGGAATCAAAGCGTGCCATTAGGCTCTGATACCCACAATTGCTCCTCTTATCTTATCGCCAAAAAATAAACAAGGGTTTGGGTATTGGGTAAAGTCAATTGTGTCGACCCTTCCTTTCAGGTGGAACAACTGTTTAGCGTTAAAACAGCCGCCGAATTCTGTTCTTATTACGGACTCTGGATCGAGCTCTACGGACGCCCCTTCATCAGGCGAGTTTGCGGTTGCCAGCAAATTCTCAAGCAAGTAAAGACGCTCAAGGTCATCTATAAAAGGAATGAGGTGTTCAACCGCGTCAAAAAATCCGTCCTCAAATGGTTTCTGGTTTGACTTGCGATCTAGCAACGGACTAAGATCAGGCCATTCAAGTGTGGACAATTGTGACTTAAGCCATCGCCCTTCCTCAAAGTTAAAAGTTATTGAAGTGCTGCAAACTTGGACACTTATTGGGTCCTTGTTTATTCGGATGAGTTCTTTAATGGCTGCAGCCGGGATATTTACTACGGGAAAGCTGAACCCCAACCAGCGCTCTACAACTATGATATTGTTAGTTGCAAAAACTGACCCATCTCTGAACAACATACCTAGTGCCCAAGGTCTAGAGGCATCTATCCCCATAAATGGGGAGAGCTGTTTAACAACTGCGATCAAACCAGGTTCCATAGGGATTATGGGGCCTTCCGGTTCTATGTCTGGGAATGGCTCAGGTGTGCATTCTACAAATGCCTTAAATTTTCCGGACTTGATTGATAATCGCTGGGTAGATGTTAAAGTGATAGAGACTGTATCTTTACATGCCTTTATTGCCTTGGCAAAGGTGGTCCCTTTGGGTGAGGCGGTTACGTCTAGGTCTATAGGGCTAGCTAGTGCCAAACTGCCGTTGTAGCCCTTGACTATATTGTTCTCAATCCTAAAATGGGTTAACGTTGGGACAAAATCTTTCTTGGCTACTGCGCCTTGAACAAACTTTAGTGACTCGAGCATTTAGAATAGTCCTATTTGTTTTTGGATAAATCTATCGTTGGCATAATCGTTCTTATCTTTCATATAGTAAGGAAAAGCCCATATGTTAAAAATCCACCGGGCTATGTACTCCGAACGTAAGCGGTCAGGGTCAAAACCAAACCGCCGTATCTCGGCCTCTACCGCTACCCTTTGCGGTTCAGGAATACTGTCAATATGTTGCCCAGGTATCTTCCTGGCTGAGCTCTTATTAGAAATATTTATTTGCCCTAAAGACGGAACAAGTATCATACCATTCGCTGCCCATTGCACCCAAGTAGAGGAGTCAACGGAGTACCAGGGATAGCGTCTCATTAGTGGCAGCGAAGTAAGTCCAAACCCATGAATCCTAAGCTTAGGTTTCCCTTCCTTATCAGCTAAGTAATTTTTCCAAAGGTCGTCTAACCAGAGAATAAGTTGAGGAACTGGCTTGCCTACCATTCCACCTAGCGTTATGTACTCATAGTTATCTACGTAGTACTCTAGATAGCGAAGATCTTCGCCGTAGTGAAAGCACGGGAGGGGGTTAACCCCTAACCGCTCCATTGCTCCCTGATTCTCATAGGTCCCTTGGTCTGAGCCAATTTTGTCCAAAACTGAAGCAACCTCTATGATATCTGCGTTCTCCTGAATATAGCGGCAGTAGCCCTTCATATCGACATCCACACCCTTAGTGAATGCTGAGAAGGCTCCTGAGTCGAGAAAAACCTTTACTCCGTCTCTCCGCATCTTTCTAACGTAAGAAGCTCTACTAACGTAGTGGTGTGATTCTAGGTAGTTTGCGACTCCTAGCCGATATTCTTTTTCCTTATCAGTGAGGCGAGAAAAAATTCGCCCCTCAAGATCAAAGTTGGACGTATAAATACCGGCTAGGAACAATCTCATTTCGCTAAGACCATAAACTCGGCCCTTGCCTCAGGCTTATTCCTAATGGCGCCGCGGAGTGCTGAGGTAACAGTTGTGCTGCCTTGCTGGCAAATTCCCCTTGACTCCATACAAAGGTGCCGTGCCTCAAGAATAACTCCCGCACCTTGCGCTCCTAAGTGCCTGGTTAAGGCGTCTGCTACCTGATTAGTAAGCCTCTCCTGTACCTGTAGGCGTCTAGCGTATATGTCAAGTAAACGACTGAGTTTTGATAGCCCTACTATCCTGCCATTAGGGATATAAGCTATTGTGGCAGTGCCGAAAAAAGGTGCCATATGGTGCTCGCACTGGCTGTAGAAAGGAATGTTCCTGACTACAACCATCTCATCGCATTTCTCGGCACCGTCCTCAAATACCTTTAAAACGTCTTCTGGGGATTCAGTGTAGCCCTTACACCAATGCTGCCAAGCCTTAGCAACACGTTTAGGCGTTTCGCGTAACCCGCCTCTGTCTGTGTCCTCACCAACAAATTGAAGAAGTCTTATAATGTTATCCTCAATCCCACCGACCGCTGAACCTTCCCAGGGGAAAACTACCCAGTAATCTAGGTACGGGCAGAGCCCATCTGTCTTATCTATGAGTGCAAGAAAAGGTTTTTCCGGATAACTATCACACCAGGTTTTCATAGTTTCGCCAGAATCTATGATATCGTCAAAAAAGAAGTCCGCATCCTCTGGCTTGTCCACTATTTCAATATTGAACTCTCCGGATAGTGCGTAAGCGGCCGGAATACCGCCTCTCGGTATCGGGTAACACCTGCCAGGCGCTGTATAGTCCAGGTAGCCTAGGCCGGCTAATGTTCTGCCTAGATCTAAGCATAGCTTTTCTATGTCTGCATGATTCAAGTACTTTTTATTTACCATGATTTTCTCTCTCATATGTGGCAGAGCATTTAGCGGTTTCGTCTACAATTACCTTGGTCAACATCACACCGGTTCCACTAAGCTGCTGAGGGCCTACTACGTTAACCATATAGCCTGCCAAATTTTCTGCTGTTGGGTTAAAAGGGACTACGACTACAGTGGGATCTATATCGAGTAGAAATGATTTAAGCAAGTCTTCTTCCCAGACCAGAAAATGGTGATCCCAATTATCTTCTAACCATTCACACAGTAGTTCCTTGATAACGGAGAAGTCTATAACCCTACCTATACTATCGAGCCCCTCGGTAGGCTCACAAGTGAGATGGAATCCATAATTGTGGCCATGGAGATACTTACACTTACCTTCATGTCCGCATACTCTATGTCCTGCTGAGATCTGGTGGAATCGTGTTGCTGAAACGCCCATAGTGCTATCCCTATCGTTTGTTAGAAAAAGTTTTCTTTAATCAAAAGATTTTTTCTGTAAGTACTCTGTATAGCCTTTAGCCCTAAGAACACAAGCAGGGCACTCACCACAACCGTAGCCCCAGGCATGGCTATCTTCTCTGTTTCCATTGTAGCAGGTATGACTCAATTCTAGTACTACGTCCAGAACACCAGCATCCTCGGCTAAGCTAAATGTAGCGGCTTTTGTTAGGTACATGAGTGGGGTTAGGATTTTAATGCTAGTCTGATAACCGATATTTAAAGTGACCTGAAGTCGCCTAATAAAATCAAAGCGACAATCAGGATACCCGCTGTAATCAGTTTGGCAAACGCCAGTGTAGATGAACTCTGCCCCTATTTTCTGAGCATAAGCATGAGCTATGGTTAAGAAGAGGGCATTTCTGTTTGGGACAAATGATGCAGGGAGGGCACTATTTCTGTGATGCGGTTTAGTAACGTCACCGTCAGTCGTTAGTGCGCTATCTGCGAGCTCCTCTAATGCGGGGATTTCCATGAGCTGGAAAGGTAGGCACAATCTATCACAGATTTTTCTTGCCTGTTCTAGCTCGATCTTGTGCTTCTGTCCATAGGAAAAACCTATCGTATAGACCTTCTCAAAACGTTTCAGTGCTATACCTAAACAGGTAACCGAGTCCTGCCCACCTGAAAGAACGACTAATGCTGTATTTACAGTGTCCATATTATTCTACACCTATAAGTTTGTGAATTTGAAGGCACAAAGTGTACCCATATTTCATACAGATTTTCTTTGCCGTTTCCAGTTGGAGCGTTCTAAGCCCTTGCCCGTGCTTATCTATTGGCTGGACGTAGATGGTGCCCTTAAACCCCTGGTGAGGTCTAGCGAGCTGAGGGCTTGCGGGATGCCCTAAAGAGGTAAAAGGAAGCCCATCTATAGGGCTCCAGTTACCTTCTTCTACGACGTATTTATAAGCGTCAATATAGGGGAGCAGCTTTTTGTTTACCGTCCCAGTTTTTGGGCTACAGACTACGGTTACATCCTTACGGTGCAGGTAGGCATAATCACCAACTATTGTAGTTCCGTTTGTCTCTATTTGGACCTTAAACTGTTTAAGCAAAAGCTCTACGACTAGGGGTCTTATATTCTGCCTAAAAGGCTCGCCTCCTGTAATTACCACTAGGCGAGATGGGAATGCTAAGGCAGCGACAGTTTTTACAATCGTGTCTATCTCCATAACCTCTCTAACTGAGGTATAGTCAGTGTCACAAAGCGGGCATCTTAGGTTACACCCTGCTAATCTAACGAAAACAGCAGGAACTCCAGAGAATGGGCCTTCGCCTTGTATAGTATCAAAGATGCTGTGGACTTCAAGGCTAGCTGTTATTACGGAAGGGGCGAGTTGGTCGGGGGGTTGGTTATTAATCATTTTGTTATCCTCTTGTTAGTTAGATTATAACACTAAACAAAGGGCTAGGGAATAAAAAAAAGGGGAACATAAGTTCCCCTTTTAGTTCAGCAACAGAAAAATGCTTATTCTTCTGTACCCTTCCCCTTTAGCCCGTTGTACTTTCTCCAGCGTCCATACTGAGTTGCCGCTGTAGCCATATTTATTTCCTCGTCTTTGGCCTGTGCTAGGACATCTCTGCGAGGTGCTGGTTCAGCCATCTTTTTGGATAAAGTATCGGCTATTTCCCAGATTCTACCTGTCTTGGTATTTTTACCAGGACGAGTGACTCCGTTTTTGTGGTCCGGTACCTTCCTTACAAGGGGCTGCTTTTTAGGAGCCTTCTTTTTAGGCGCTGTTTTTTTCGTTACCTTAGCTTTGGCTTCTCCAGCCAAAGCCGCGTCTACTTCTACTTCTTTTTCTTTGCTCATGATAAATTCTTCCTATTAATAGTTTGTCTTACGAGTATAATCTTGACACCCATATTAGGGTGACTAGGTAAAGTAGTCACCTTGATATGAACAATTAGGTCATAGTTTGTAGATGCTTCTTCCATTTCCCAAATTGGGTAGATGCTGTTGATTTATTTACGCCCTTCTCTACGCATTGATCAACCACGCATTTTCTAAACTCTTTTGAATCAATACCGAGGCCTGGATCTACTTTGTTTAGCTCATCAGCGATTATCCAAACGGTCGCTGTAGCAGTGCCTTCTTTGGGTTTACCCAACGTTTTTTTAGCAGCTTTCTTTTTGGTCTTGGGCTTCTCTTTTTTCGCGGCTTCAGCTTCTTCTATTTCATGCGAGTCCTGTGGCTCATCCGCTTCATGCTGGTTTAGCGTTTCGTTAATGTGGTCAACGTCAACTGGTACTTCTACAGTAGCGGGAATTTCTAACCGACCCTTTAAATCTTCCAAAGGGGTTTCGTCAAGCCGAAGCTTGCTTGCTAGGTCGAGTACCCCCTTTAAAAGGGTAGAGTACTTTGTGTTAACAGGAGGGTGCTGCCCTACCGTGTTGAAAAACAGCTTTCTCAACTCGTAATCTGTGTAGATCGAAAAGGTTTTTGTAGACTGGACGTCTGTGACCATGTAGTCACAGGTAGGGACCAGGATGTCAGCCCAAAGGATCGCCTTTTCCACAGAATCTACAGCCTTAAGAAAGCAAAGAGCTTCATTATTTATTAAGATTATTTTGTCCATTTTTTTCTCCGAAGATAAAAGATTAGATTAATTAAGCACAAAGGGTGGAACTGTTACTCGATAGCGGGGCTACTGTTCTTAGTTGCGGTGAACCACAACTGATACTGTGTTCGGGCTGTGTTATACGCTACACCTTTATCAACACAAGCAGCGATTACGTCCTTTCTCCTGGCGCCTTTCATTTCATCAGCAATTACCCAAACCAAGCGAGTAGGATTCTCGCAAGTAGAAGAATGCTCAAAATGCATTCTTCTAGCGTTTATATGCTTAGCTTCGATAGTGATAGTTTGCTCCGATATCGGTGCGACTTCTATTTTAACTATCTCTGCTTCATATTCACCGGGCGGTAGGTCAGCAGGGGCTACCACGATTGTCTTAACAACGCTGGGCTCAGCTTCTTCTGCAGCGAATAAAGAAGGGTTAGGTTTAGAAACTACGGGTAGGGCCAATTCCTCAGTCTCGACCAGCTCAGCCGCCGAAGGAAGAACAGCCTTAACTGCCCAGCTCCAGCGGCCATCTCCGTCTTCTGATAAAGTTATCGCCTTAAGTGCTACGTCTTTGGAGACCTTTAGTTTCCTTACTGCCCCGCGTACCGCTGTTGCTCTAGTTCCATAAGTAGTCATATTTTTATCCTTGTGCTTGTTTGTTTGTATGGTTCAATTATAGGCTTCTCACGGATTAGAGCAACTACGTATACTACTCTATTAAGACTAAAAAGGTATAGGATCGGTCCATTCTTCACAACCAAAGACTATAACATCTATCGGAGGGGTAACCTTATACTTGAAGCAACTTTCGTCCTTATCCTCCCACCAATCGCAATTAATACAGCTCTCAAGCTCAAGGGTCCTAATCATACGCCTATGCGTATGCCGTTTAGGTGATGAAGGGTTGATTCTGGAAGGCATAGTCTAGTACCTCTGGATGTTTTTTATTGTACCAAACCCGTATAGAGGTAGGTACAGCTAGGTTTCCTGACAAAGCGAGCGCAGCAGTAACACTTATAGGCATCTCAAGACGCGAGTGTCTCCCCCACCAGCGCAGCGCCCTTTTTCTTGCGCCGCCTTTATGCTCTATACACTTAAAAGACTTGAAGCGCCTAAATCCGCAGTAGTAGGTTGCCAGCATAGAATCAGGAGCACCTTGCTTAATGTGTCTGGTGTAAGTCACCTTATCTACGTTAAAAATCTCGACTGATGGTATATCACTAGCAGCCATGAGAGGTTTCGTGTCCGCAAAGATACCAAATTTAACGCCAATTGGAAACTCATAACCGCACTCAGGACAGATCCTTAATGATGCGTGCACGTAGGTATCACATACCACCCCGTTAGGGAGGACGTTCTCGCATAGCCGTACTGGTGCTATCCCCCCCTTGCTCCCTTTCTTTTTGGGAAGAACTGGATCATTTATAGGGCCTAGACGTTGGGTGTTTCTCGCAAAGTCGAGGACCATACAATTCTCCTTTACAGGATTGAACTCATCTCCGGCATAAGGCCTGGTTCCTCGTCCCAGCATCTGTACCCATAACCCTACAGATGCGGTAGGCCTTAGCACAACAATAAGGTCAATCCAAGGGCTATCAAAACCCGTAGTCAGAACGTTGTTATTGACTAGACAAGTCAGCTCACCAGTAGCAAACGCCTCAAGACTATCAGTCCTATATTTCTTGGTCACTTTGCTGTGTACAGCCGCAGTCTTAATGCCAAACGTGTTGAGCATCTCCGCTATATTATTGGCATGGTCAACCCCAGTTGCGAAGATGAGCCAATGCTTTCTGTCAGAAGCCACCTCAAGGGTCTCAATCAATGCCTGATGAGTTATCTCTTCTCTATCCACTGCCGCTTGAAGGTCTTTGCTGACAAACTCACCGCCAGAGATCTTAACACCGTCTACGCTTAACCCTAACCCTAACCTTTTAGGAATTAATGGGGCTAAGTACCCGTCTTCTACAAGCTTATTGAATTTGTTAAGCTCGGTAAGATCAAAGCAAGTGTCGGTGAACAATCCACCGTCTAGTAGCGAGCCCAGGCCTAAGCGGTAAGGTGTTGCTGTAAAGCCGATAACACGTAGATTAGGATTTACTACCATGAGTGCGTCTATAAACTTTCGGTATGACGTGAATGCTTTTGGGCTGACAAGATGGCACTCATCTATTAGCAGTATATCAACATGCCCAAACTCTTCGGGGCAATTCTTAACAGTGCCTATTCCACCAAAAACAATTTTCGGCCAAGCCTCCCGCCTGCCTAACCCAGCAGAATAGATACCAGCTGGTGCGGTAGGCCAATGCAAAAGAAGCTTCTCGAAATTCTGTTCTATCAGCTCCTTTACGTGGGTTACCATCATAAATTTTTGGTTTGGAAAAACCGATAGCGCGCCTCTTATAAAATTTGCTATAACTATTGACTTACCCGTGCCAGTAGGCATGGCCACAATTGGGTTGCCGTCATTACTCCTAAAATATTCCCAAATGCTATAAACTGCATCTGTCTGGTATTGGCGTAGCTGCATTAATACGCTCCATTATCCAAAGTCAGGTCCGCGCTAGTCACATAGTCAGGACCGTGGCGGATTATCTCTTTTGTAGGCATTTCCAGTTCTACGTAGCCAAGGTAGTGCTTGATTGATATGAGTTTGACCCCATTCAGCATAGTAGGATTAAAGATGTGTTGAGGACAACCCCTGAAACGCTCTGTTATGGCTATAGCAGCCTGAGCCCTGTTACATGTCCAAGAACCGTCTTCCAAGGCCTGTGAGTGTAAGCACGTTCTACAGTTGATGTCCGGCATATCGGTGCCATGGCACAACTCTTTAAAATCACAGAATCTACACTTGGACCAGGCAGCGTTAGTTCCTATTTTCTCCGGGGGGGAATTGGAAAAAATGATATTACTACCACGCCGTAGGAACCTTTCAGCATACACTCTGTCTAGTTCTATTATCTCAGCATAGAGTTCATCGGTGTCCTTATGTACCACCATATAGAGCCCATATGGGAGGTCATTCTTATACATGCAGAGTTGCATCTGTGTGTAGTGTTGCTCCTTAGCTTTAAATACGCCATCTTTCTTTACTGCTTTGAAAGCCTTTAATGCAGAGGTTTTAAACTCTGCATATGCCACAGCTCTAGGGGGGAGGTCAGGAACATTCTGGACAACCCCGTCTAAAGCTGAACCTAGATGTCCGTTGAAATGAGAAACCCTAAACTGACCTCCATCCATAGTCTCATACCAAACGGTTACACCTATCATCTCAAGTAACGCTATAAAACGTGCCTCCTCTAGATGCCCTCGGTTAAATAACCTTAGCACTCTTGCTGGAAACCTTGATTCCTGTGCCCAGCGAAACCCGTACCAGAGATCCCTAGCACACTCTTTACCTATAAGTGAGATGCCTAGGTGAGATCTGTAAGGTGCGTCATCTTTTCCGCGGTAGGCATCATCCATCTTCGGCAAAAGCGTTTCAAGCCTTGTTCTAAAAGAAGCGCCTTGGTCGTGTGCCATGGTTTGCTCAATGGCAGCGATTGTTTTTGTAGCTATAAAGACGTCAGACATTGATCATTCCCCATCAGTTAAAAAAATGCCGGCGCTAAGTCCGGCATTTTAGATCTTACATTAAGCTAAGGTACTAGTTGCCTTGCCCCCTTGCCCAAGGTGGTACGTCTGTAGAACTACCCGCTGATGGACCACCGCCATTCGGCTGCTGTTGCTGCTGCTGCTGTTGCTGCTGATTGTTATTTTGTGGTTGCTGCTGTTGCTGTGGTTGTTGCTGATACTGTTGCTGTTGCTGTTGCTGTTGCTGTTGCTGTTGCTGTTGCTGTTGCTGCGGTTGTTGCTGTTGCTGCGGTTGTTGCTGATACTGTTGCTGATTGTTCTGAGAATTGTTGTTTAGGGCATTTTGCTGTTCCTCCCAGGATTGGTTTCCTCCCTGCCCATTATTCTGCTGCCAGTTGTTCTGTGGTTGCTGCTGCTGCTGCTGCTGCTGTTGATTGTCAGGCTGTTGCCAGTTGTTCTGTTGAGCGTTGGGATTTTGTTGGTTATTCGGATTTTGCTGAGCGTTGGGATTTTGCTGTGTGTTTGGATTTTGCTGAGCATTGGGATTTTGCTGCTGACCTCCGCCGGCACCACCGAGAGCTCGGTAATCCTTAACATCGTTTCCAGCCGCATACTCAGAGGTCTCAGGTGAGACTGATATTTTAGCCTCAAGAGGAATATTGTGTAACTGAGTGGTATCAGTCACTCTAATAACTCCGGTGGCATGACAGATAGCCGATAATGTTCCGTAACCCATCTCAACAGTGACCGGATTTGAGTTTTCAAGGTTCAGCCGATCAATGACAGTCCGTCCAGCGTATGGACCTTCAAGGGCAGTTAAGGTGATCTCCAAGAAAGCTCCACCACCATTGCTGGTAGGTTTCATTTGAGTTTTGGTGATCTGCATAGGGTACCAGGCAGCAGGGATTGGAATTGGTCGTGAGTTTGGATCTACGTTTGTTGCATCAAAATTTAATTGAGTCATTTTCTTTCCTTTTTAGTGAGGGTGCGACCCTCAGTTAAGATCAGGCAGGAGCGCCCATTATTTTAGCAATGATATAACCTAGGTGTGGACGCTCAATTTCAGACAGTGCACCGGATCTGTCTTTCGCGTCTACGTTAAAATCTGGCGCCGTTCTTAAGTAACGATATGATGACTGATCCTTGGGGTCCTTGGCTGTATTCAATTGGAACACTTCATCAAATAGGTAAGGTAGTTGTGGCCCAAGCTTTTTTCCGGGCATCCCAGGTCCCGCCAGCACTGAGCCGTTTGATTCATCCTGGATCCTTTCTTCTTTAGCAGACATATAAACGTGCTTACCAGACAGGTCTCTAAAGGCTTTTATGGTCGGGCCCATCTTATCCAGTAACTCACCGTAAGCCTGTCTAGGATCTTTTACCTGGCCTTTAGCATTTTCCAAAACCTTTTCACCAATCTCACTCAAAGAGTCAATACAAACAGTTTGGAACTGCCTGGCCTCACCAGAATTCCTAGCCCATTGCTCAGCGTTGATAAGATCAGCTATTGTGGTAATCTCAATAGTCGGAATATTGTAGGTTATGCCCGGTGTGTTTACACCAAAGACCCGTTCTATGTTTTGCTTGGATAATGATAGCATACCGCTTTCAGCTGAGATTAGAATCGGGTTAGGGGCAGTCGCAGTAAGCATAGTTTTTCCCATCCCAGCACGGGCAAAGATTAAAAGCTTAACCCCGTGAGTCACGGCTAAGCTTTGGGAAGACTTTAGTACTACCTGCGGGCCGCTTACTCCATATGTGTTAGGGGTCTGGGTCAAGGCACCTTGCTGCTGTACCACCATTTGTCCTCCCTGCTGATAGGGTTGATTGACTCCTTTGTACTGGTTCATTTTATACCTCTACGGTAGGCTTAGGTTCGATTAGTTTAAGAGTTGGCGACCCGGGCTTTAAGATTAGGGCCTCGTTAAAAATTACTTGTTCCTCGGAGGTGAGGTCATCATACGCCTTTTTAATTAGGGAAGGTTTGTTTTTGATAAGCTTGTCCTCGCTGCCTTCAGCAAGATTTTCCCAAACAGCTTCCAAAGCAGACTCATCAAGTTTCCTATCAATCTTGTGAGTCAGCTTAAGCTTCCACTCACCCGGGAGCTGGTATGTATTGGTTCCTTCAGTCGGGTTAGGGAATAGGGCTGCGACTATCTTCTTTCGTAAAGCCATTTCATAAGTCTTGGCCTTGATCAGATCGGCAGCAGCTTTTTCCCAGAGCCATAGCATATCGCTAACGCTTTCTGTGAATTCAACTTGCGGCATAATTGTTACCTCATAGGGTAGATTAGGATTAACGTCGGGTAGGGTAACATATTAGACAACAAACAAGGATTTAGCAACGACTAGGTAGTGCCTTGCTCGGAGCTACGGGGGAAAGAAAAATACAGGTAAACCCTTGATAGCTGCAAAGGAGTACTCATATAATTACCGCCTCGCTAATGGAAATAACCATAGGGAATTAAATGTCAAACCTGCAAAGTACCCTTAAACCTACCAAAAAAGCAAACAAAGCAATAACAAGAGTTCTCCTTAAAGCCCTAGAAAAAGACTCGCCTATCTGCGATATGCCCACCAAATTTATGCTTAGAGTGATAACGCTAACCCATGCATCAAATTTTTCCTTAAAAGAAATAAACAAGCGGACTGGTATCCCTTACTCATGGCTATTAGATTTCTCACAAGGAAATATCTGTAACCCGTCTGTTAACCGGATAGTTGGGCTATACAGCATCGTAAAAGAACCCATTCAACAGGAGGATACACTCGATGGCAGTAATTAATCCCCGTCCTAATCCTCAGTACTGTATTCCAAGTGAGCTACAAGCGTTACCACAATGGGTAACGGTTAAAGTGCTTTGGGATGACGCAAAACAAAAATGGAATAAAATTCCGCTTAACGCAAGAACCGGAAGCGCTGCAAGTGTCACAGAACCAAAGACTTGGTCTACTTTCAAAGATGCTATTAGCTGCGGGATGCCGATAGGTTTTGTACTAACCAAGAATGACCCCTACTGCATTGTTGATCTCGATACTTACGAGAAGCCTCACTTAATGGACCATCATGCTGAGTTGATATCAAAGGCTGAGACCTATACCGAGACTTCATACTCGGGCAATGGGTCGCATATTGTTGTTAAAGCAACATTGGATTCTGGGCATAGGCATGATCCCATCGGCGCTGAAGTTTATCCAAACGGTCGTTTTATTTTAATGACCGGAAAGGTAAAAAACAATTACCCTATAAATGACGGACAGGAATTGGTTGATTGGCTGGTTTCGAATATCAAGAACAGCAGAAGACAATTTAAGGAGGTCGGCTTACCCAGTACTCCAAGCCCAATCAGCGATCTGAAAGTCTACGCTAGAGCACGCGATGCTGAAAACGGTGATAAGTTTATAGCGCTTTGGGAAGGGCGGTGGCACGACTACCCTGAGCATCAGAATGACCATTCCAGGGCAGACCTTGCCTTGCTTACCTTCATAGACTTCTATACCAAAGACGTAGACCAGGCTATTAGGCTTTTTAAAAATTCAAAACTTTTCCGCGGTAACAAGAAAGGCAGGAAGACGGGTGACGGCACCGATTACGTTATCCGGACCCTAACAGCGGCACGCAAGCGAAACGAGAACGACCATCCTCCCCCAGTTGATTTTTCTAAACTTAAACTAAGAACAGAAGCTATAGTAGAGGCTCAGGTCGAAGAAGAAGTCGCTGTAGTAGCAAACGCTCCGCTAATCTTTCCCCAAGGGCTGGTCGGAGACATTGCTCAGTATATTTTTACCTCATCCATTCGACCCGTAGCAGAGGTTTCGCTCGCCGGCGCTTTGACATTAATGGCCGGCATATGCGGTAGGCAATTTCAAATCCCAGGCTCAGGTCTAAACCTTTATATTATCTTGCTGGGTGAGACCGGTATAGGGAAAGAGTGCGCTAAGTCAGGCATCAACAAACTAATAGCTCAGGTAAGAAAGACCGTTCCCAGCGTCGACCAATTCAAGGGGCCGTCTTATATTGCCTCTGGCCAAGCGATCAACAAAGCCATGGCCAAGAAGACTTGTGTATTCTGTTTGCTCCCTGAGTTTGCCTTCACTATGCAGGGCTGGGCCAATGCAGCACCGGGCTCGGCTGGGGCAACGCTGCAGCAATCAATTCTCGACCTTTACAGCAAGTCCGGAAAGAATGATGTACTAGACGAGTCTATCTATTCTGATAGCGATAAAAACTCCCACTCGGCCTATGCCCCTGCAATGTCAATCCTAGGCGATGCCACACCCGGACGGTTCTATAATCAGCTGAGCGAGGACCAGATAGAAAGCGGGCTCATAACCCGTTTTATTTTCATCGAGTACAAGGGCAAACGAGTTCCGGAAAATGAGGTCAGTGCTTTCCAAGATCCCAGCCCTCAATTAGTTGACAGGCTTGCTGACGTTGTTGCCACAGTAGTACAGATGGAAGCTAACAATACTTTTCAATTAATAGCCAGGGATCCCGCTGCAAGTGCTCTGCTAAAAACGTTTAATAAGCGGGCAGATTTCGCGATTAACTCGTCAAATGAGGTAGGTAAACAGTTATGGAATCGCGCTCATTTAAAAGTTCTAAGAATTGCGGGTTTAATAGCCGTTGGATGCAATATTCATAACCCAATTATTGATGCGCAAAATGCCCAGTGGGCGATAGATTTTATTGAAAAAGATATACTCCAAATAACTAGCCGTTTTGACAAAGGTCAAGTGGGTGATGGGGAGTATAGATTTGAGGCCGAAATTAGAACAGTAATTCTGTCTTATTTGAGCATGCCGGCAGAGAAGAAATTATCGTATAAAACCCCTAAGATTTTGGTTCAAGAAAAAGGTCTAATTCCTTACTCTTTTTTAAGGCGGCGACTAAGGCCTCTTACCATGTTCAAAAACGACAAGCGCGGGCCAGCACGAGCCATACAAGAAGCCATGAAAGATTTGTGCGAGGCAGGCATATTAAAGGCGGTGCCTAGGCATCAAGTAAAAGAAAAGTACGGGCTGGACGCATCGCTTTACGCGCTGGGCGAAGCCTGGTAACAACCACAAAGGAGAGTAAGATGAGACTTAAGGTAATAAATTCGAATGAGCGAGTTTACGAGCACGCTTCCGGTATACCAACTATTGAGTTAGGAGACGGCAGAACCATAATAAGCGAGATGAATATAGATCACGGGTTCGGCGGAATTTGTTTTAGCGAGGATGGGATTAGGTACAGGGAAGCAGCGTTGAAGGGGACAAAAACGGAAGAAGGACATACGACTTATGAGCCTGGCCGTATTACTGCTACAACCCTTGATGCATACCTTTTATTGCTAACAGACAGTCCTGAGAGCCTTGGGGTGCTTATAAAGATGCTCGAGTGCGCAAAGGCTTCACTAGAAAGAGAACAGAATGTTGAAGTAAAGGGTAATGCACTAATGCGATACGACCCAGCAACCGGCGAGCCGAACCCATACCCCTCTCTTGCTAAGCAGTACAGAGCTTATCATGGGACGAGTGCATGGATATTTAATCCCTATACAGGGGCAGCAAGAAACGCCCTAGACATCGGGTCCGATAGCTTTGGCCATCTCATTCAAGCCGATTAAGCTTTTTGGATTTGGCATTCGGATTTTGGACTTCACCAGAAAGTTTTGGTTTTGGATTTGGTTTTTAGCTTTTAACTTTTAGCTTTTAGCTTTGGACTCGCAAATCCTAGAGCGGGGGGAAAGGGAGAAAAGGCGATCTTTCCCCCCATCTTTCCCCCAGTTTTGAACGTAACTCGTTGAAGTCCCACAAGATATTTTTATGGGGGGAAGGGGGAAGGGGGGAAAGATGACAAATTTTGATCAGTTTTTGGATTTTAGCTTTGGTTTTTAATAGAAGGAGTAAATTATGGGTAAGATGGGATTAATGAAAGGCAAGAGAGCAGAACGTGAGATCAT